TAAATGTTGAATACTTCAACAATCCACGCTAATGGCAAGTGAGTCAAGAACCACAGTCATCCCGCCTTCAGGCGACATCAGAACAAAAATGTTCACTGTCACACCTGTTGGTCAACCTATCGAGCCTCCGTATTATGTGGATGTTTCGACCTTGGGGTATTCCCCATTGTTCGAGATATACACCCCTAATTCGCAGGGCTCGCGTCTCAACTGGAAAGACTTTGAACACTATAAGAGTGTTCAGGCCGCTCCGGGTGAGGGTGGAAGTACTGGAGTTATCGATGACAACTGGGGGTATTACCCCGAACAGTATGGCTTCGGTAATCTCGAGTACTTCGCGGCTGGCTATGATCAACACCTCTCTGGAGGTGTTGTATTGACTCCCTTCGGTGACGGGGGTAGACTCGATACCGATCTACCCTTATTATATGATCCGGAACTCGAGACTGGGTTTATACCTAGTCCCGACAATCTTGATGTACTGACGAAGTCTGCTCTTGCGAGCATGCTTCCGATAATCAAGGCTGAACTTGACCTCCCTAACTTCATTCTGGAGTTAAAGGACTTCAAGCGTCCCGTTTCAAAAGCAGTGTCAACTTTTAGGAGCACCAGTTTTCTGAATGCTCTGAAGAAGTTGGGTCCATGGCCTTTTAAGAAGGGCGTGACCTTTAATCAACTGCTCCGAAGTGCGGCTGGGAGTTACTTGAACACTCAGTTCAATCTCCTTCCGCTCTTATCAGACATCGCCTCTTTGTACAAGGCGATGTCGCGTACCGAACGTCGTATAAACGACTTCGTCACACGCTCCGGTCGGCCACAAAATAAACATTTTGTTTATAAGTGGGTAGAATACGAGGATTCAACTGACGATGAACGAAGGGTCGGGTGTGTGATGTTTCCATCACTTAACCGAACCGGTTGTTTCGCCAGCCGCCAGGTATACTATGAACCGACGGAGTTTCATGCTCAGATCCAGTATAATTATAATTATACGGGATACCAAGTTGAGCACGCTCAACTACTTGGTCACCTAGATGCTTTAGGGATTAATCTTAATCCCGCGATCATCTGGAACGCCATCCCATGGTCGTTTGCAGTGGACTGGCTTGTGGGCATAGGCCCATATCTAGACTCACTGAAGACGGAGAACATGAGACCGGTGATAAACATTAGACGCTACTTGTGGTCGATAAAACGGAAACGTAGAATCGTAGTCTCGAAAGGGACTTACATCTTCGGATCCGGACAGTTGATCTCAACTAGCCAAATGCCTGTAGTGACGCAGACTGCTTATCGCAGGTCTACGGCTCTACCGTCGCATAGCTCAATTGAGTTGAGCGGACTAACTCCTAAAGAGTTCAGTCTTGGTGCAGCCCTAGTGATAGCACGAAGGCGTACATAACAACTCCTGACATATGTCAGGCTAGAGGGGAAACCCCCTAGTTCTATAACAAGAAGCATGCTAAGTAACACACTGGTAACAAACGAAGTGAAGAATGCTGCCGGGACTGAAGTTGAATTCAGTCGCATCAGCACCAACGGCCGTGAGACGGTTTTCGCCCAATCGGGTGAAACTCCATCTCTTCCTCACCGCCTCTCGATTAAACATCAAGAGTCTGGTTCTGGAATGAAATTGAGGCGACGTAGCGTCGTCCGAGTTGACAAAACTGTCATCTCTGGCGTCGATTCCGTTACCCCGATCACGGTTTCTGCATATATTGTTCTCGATGCTCCAATTGGAGCAATGAGCGCAATTACAGAAGCCACCAATGTCTGCGCGGAGTTAGTGTCGTTTTGCGCCTCTTTAGGCGCATCCACGACAATCCTCTACGACGGCACTGGCAACGGCGTTGCTACTCTCCTGAGTGGGGGACTTTAGTCTCCCTGGCAGGTTAGTAGTCTTCCTCATTGACGGCGGGGATGGATCCCCGCCGTCTTTGAGACTTCGATTAAGCCCCAGATGAATACGTTATCTCGTAGGGGGATTGGTTTTGCAATCGGGGCATCTGCGCTACCTTTACAGGTACCGCGATGATACTGATTGTTTCTCCAATTCCGACTACGGGATTCGCATCCCATCTGGGAACTACTGAATCAGGATACGAGACCGGGACGAGCATGATGCCCGTCTTAGTTTTCGGTGTGGGCCCGTTAGGAATAATGGGTTCCCATCCTGATTCGTTGTTGGCGTTACTCATATGTTTATGATTGACGTTAGTTAGTCGAGGTTCGTTGCGATGGATCGCACACAGTGTGGCATGCTCTAGGAAAGGAAACCATATGGTCCCTTTTAAGAGCCTAGATGTCGGTATAAACCTCATCACCACCACTCTGTGCGACGTTCAATACGCGCATGGAAGTGTATTCAACACTAAAGCCCTTCGCTTGACTGTTCAAAAAGTCAAGAAAAGGGCTCTTGCCGAAGGAATGGGTTTCTTTACAAAAACCCTACCACGTCTGGGGAAAGCCTTTGATAAGGCTATCTCTGGAGAGGCTCAACTAAACGCTACTCAATTGGGATTCGAAAGAATCTCATCTGAGTCAGAACTTCCGAGGTTTCTCGGTGAGTTCTTTAGTAAAGTCCTCCAACCAAACGGGGCTCTCCTTGAGCAACCGTGTGCAGCTAGCGTCGGTGTAATAAGACAAATCTTGTACTCATTTTATAAGTACAAGCTGCCCTATTCCGATGAAGACGAACAAGAAGTCATTAGTAAGTTTGAAAAAACTGAAAATGACCTCATCACCGTGGAGACAAAGCTTCTTGAGATTGAAGCCTCTTATCTTCAAAGCGGCCGCCGTAGGTCTCGTCCTTCTGATAAAGAAGTTAAAGAACCTGTAGCAGTCGTTCGCGACGCACGTAAGCTTCTTGCGAAGCTTTTCGCGCGTTTTGACCCGCTCGCAATCCATCCGAAGCACGGACCTGGCGTTGTTGCTACCAAGCAACAAGGTCCAGGGAAGTACCTTTGGACGAACGTGAGTAGGAAAATCACAGACGTATATCCATTCGATGCGTATTTCTGCGCCTCGCTCGGACACGTCTGCGACCGTTATGATACGTTTATACGTATTGATGACAAAGAGCTTCCGGCCAAGGTTATCCTTGTTCCGAAAGACTCTCGCGGGCCCCGTTTAATATCATGCGAACCTGTTGATTATCAATGGGTTCAGCAAGGTTTAGGGGGGGCCATAGTGACCCTTGTAGAACGGCATCCACTAACGAGTGGTAATATCCGTTTTACTGACCAAGCTCCGAACCGATTCGCTGCCTTATATGGCAGTGAGAGCGGTCGGTACGCGACTCTGGACCTCAATGAGGCATCAGACCGCGTTTCGCTAGCGTTAGTACGCCTGCTCTTCCCCGCAGACCTTATGGTCTACTTGGAAGCCTGCAGGACTTCATCGACAGTTCTACCCGACGGTCGGGAATTAAAGCTCAGGAAGTTTGCACCTATGGGATCAAGCTTATGCTTCCCCATTCTTGCACTCACTATCTGGGCGATCCTGACCGCGGCGACCGACGACGCAGATACTCGAGAGAGTATCTATGTGTATGGAGATGATGTGATTGTCCCAACGGCTTACGCCGCGAACGCAATCGAACAACTGGAGTCATTTGGTTTAAAAGTAAACCGTGACAAGAGTTGCATCAAAGGACTCTTTAGAGAGTCATGTGGCATGGACGCCTTCAAAGGTGTCAACGTCACACCCGTCCGTTTTCGGACGGTTTGGTCACCATCTCCCAGCCCTAACGTCTACACCAGTTGGATCGCTTACGCGAATTCTTTCTGGGATAGAGGATACTATCGCACTTACGATTTAATCGTGAGTTGGCTGTACTCCGTTTACGGATGCATCCCAGACGACGACATGAACTTATCGTGTCCTAGTTTGCGTTACGTATTAGAAGAACAGAGACCGAAACGTCGGCGAACAAATAAAAAGCTGCAAAAGCTTGAATATTTGGTTACCGATGTCACGTCTCCTGCTACTACATATGTGATGGACGGTTGGTCAATGTTGCTTCGGTTTTTTGCCGAAAGCACCAGGGACCTGCCTATGTCATCACTAGCAGAGCAACGTCCAAAGGTTTTCGATGCTATAGAGCATAGAGAACCCTTTTCTGTTAGTCAATACACGAACCGCCGTTCCAGCATGCTGGTACGGAGGTGGCGATGAGTCTTTGTTGTCACAAGAAATTGTAACGAACAAAGG